AAAAGACCACAAGCTTTATTTCCTTCTCGGCGTTCAAGCTCCGCTGCGAAATCTCCTGGAGCATGGAAGTCAATGTGATGACACTCGGCATCTTTGAAGCGGCCTTCGTCCGTCAGGTCTCCGAGGCCATGGTGAAGAAGATCGAGAGCGAAATCATATCCACCGCAGACGGAACCACCAGCTGCAAGGGCATCCTGGCCGAAACGCCCTACTCCGGGCAGGCACTTACCGCAAAGACCCTTTCATGGGAGCTTCTGTGCGATGCCGAGGCCGCTTTGCCGGAGGAGTACGAAGGCGGGGCCGTGTGGTGCATGACCAAAAAGACCTTCATGCAGTTCTGGGGCATGACGGATGCCGAGGGCCAGCCGATCGCACGGATCAACTACGGGCTGGGAGGTCGTCCGGAGCGCTTCCTGAATGGGCGCCCCGTCATCACCGCCGGATCCTATCTGGACAGCTTCAGCAGCACGCTGGCGGATGGCAAAATCTTCGCGTTCATTTTCAACTTCGCCGACTATGTACACAACACCGTCTACGACTTGGGCATCCAGCGGAAACAGGATTGGGACACTGAAGATATCCTGACCAAGGCCGTCATGTCCGACGACGGTAGGGTGGTCGACAAGGGGTCTCTTGTCACCATCGCGAAAGCGTCCTAAGGAGGCATGCATTATGGATTATTCCAGAGCTCTCTATAAACGTGACTATGGGCAGAAGATCACAACCGATGCGGAAGGCGTGGGCATCCCCCGCGCCTTCCTCGCGCACTACCATATCGACGCAGCCGATGCCGTCGCTGAATCCGATACCGCCGTTATGGCGGCGACCGCGCTGGGGGCAAGTGCAGCAAGTGTGACGACCGGCTTTACCAATCCTGCCGTGCCGCGTAACGTCAGGATCAAGGCGTCCGCTGCGCAGGTCACCGGCGCGTCCTACAAGGTAAAGGTCCACGGCACCAACTTCGCGGGTGAGGCGATCTCGGAGGAGATCAATCCGGATGGAGTGACCGCTTCCGCCGGAAACCTGGCATTTAAGACCATCACAAAGGTTGACCTGCCGTCGCGCGCGAACACCCCCGCGAAGCAGTCCGGCTCGATTCAGGTGACGGCAGGCTGCGGCGTCGCCGGGACTCTGGAAGTCACGGTCACCGCGACGACGCTGCTGGGGGCACAGAGCCCGAAAGTAGTCGAAGTGCCGGTAACCACCGATCTGAACACTGCAACGCTCGTCGCGATGGCAATCGTCGATGCTCTGAACGACGACAACGACATCAGTGCGGTATTTGCTGCGAGCGTCACAGGAGCCGGAGAGGACACTGTAACTCTCACCGCAATAGAATACGCTGCCAACGATTCCAGTCTGGCCATCGCCGTCGACCCGGCATCGACCGGGGTGACGGTTGACACGTACGCGGCCGGGACTACCGGCGTTGCGGAGGACAAGATCTCCATAGGTTGGGGCAAGAAGTTCGGCATCCCGTATATGTTGAGTGCGGACGAACTGGTCATCCTCAAGTTGTTCGACAACGCTGCTGACAGCGGCACTATCACGAACGATGCGGACGAGTTGGAGAAAAACGTCATCGCGCTCAATGGCACCCCGGACGGAACGAAACCCATCGACCTGTATATCATCGTTTAGGCGGTGATTTTTCATGGCGCTTCTCGATGAGGTAAAAACAGCGCTGCGGGTGAGCAGCACCAGATTCGACACCCTGGAGATAGAGCCTCTGATCGAAGCTTGCAAGGTAGACCTTCGGCTTTCTGGCGTAAATGTGATTGAGGACGACGATCCGCTGATCGGGCGGGCCGTCGTCCTCTACTGCAAAGCGAACTTCGGCTACATCGAGGACGCCGAGAGGTGGGGCAAAGCATATGAGGCTCTGAAAAACTCGCTGGCCCTGTCGAGCGACTATAACACAGCGGAGGATACGACATGAAGGCCGGTGAACTGCAGGACGAAATCAGTATACTTGAATTGAAATGCTCCGGGGGCGAGTATAGCTGGGAAGTGGCCGAAGCAGCATTCGCTAAAGCGGAGCGCCTCAAAGGGAACAACATATTTTCCAGCGTCGGACTCGGAGCACGTTCGGTAAAGTTCACAATCCGGCAGTGCCCCCTGTCCTTGCATAACGCTATCGAATGGAATGGAAGGCATTGTTTTCTGACGGATATCATCTCGATTGACAGAGAGTATTATGAAATCACGGCAGCACTCATTGAACCCAGGACTTGCACTGTAAGTCGGAAGACATTCGATCGAGACACGTTGAACAGGCTGGTTTTGTCCGAGGAATCGACGCTCACCTTCCCTGCTGTTCTGACGGAGAAATACCTGGGGCATACCCAGGGAGAGCCGATGGCAACGGTAGAGATCCGGTATGTCCTAGTCACGCCGAAGGTCATCGCTCTTAGGCCCGGCGAGATCGTGGCCGTTGATTCCCAGCCCTTTAACGTGCTTCTGGCACACACGTTGGACGAATACAAGAACGAGTACGAGATAACCAGGAAGGAAGACGTCTGATGCAGAGTGTTAAAATCCGGGGCATGGAGGAGCTGGATAAGCGCTTTGCAGACCTCCTTGAATCCAGCCAGGCAGCTCGCCGAGATCTTCATGCGCGGATTGCTCAGGCAGTGGAACGCGAAGTCCAGGTGCAAATAGATGCCTCTGGCATCAACGACAGAGGCGGAAGAGTGAAATCCTGGCAAGAGAGCCGCGTTGGTTCGGGCGGTGGCTATGCCGCGGTCAGCGCCGTAAAAGGACAAACCGGGCCAAATAGCCCCGGCGCGATCACCAATTATCTGGAAAACGGACACAAAATCAGGGGTCCTTCCGGACACGCGAAGCGGAAACGTGCTGGCCGGGCAAAAAAGCCGTATGTGGACGGCTTTCACTTTTACCAGGCGGCCCGAGCAAAGGTACAGGAGATAGCACTCGCCGAAACGCAAAAACTTGCTGATGATATGGCCCGAGAGCTGGAGGGGTGATCTTGATAACCGTAGATAACATTATCGATGAGATTAACCGGCTGATGGTGACCAAATTCCCGTCAGCGTTGGCCTGTGTCAATCTGATTCCTGTCGAATTCACCCGGCCGGCCTATCTGATTACCTGCGAAAAATTCGATTGCACGGATGCCAGTCGACACACGGTGGCTATTTCTTCTGTTTTTTCAGTCATTTATTTTGGCACCGTGGACGAATACCAGCAGACCAACACGACCGAATTGTCGGGGGCTCAGGCAACGATCATGGACTTATTCAAAGAAGGGTACATCACCGTAGGCGACAGAAAAATCAAGTGCAGAAGCAGCAGGGGGCGCTTGGATTTCGACGCAGCTTATATCGATGTGCAATTCGAATATTTTGATGACCGCACAGACACAACGGGAAAAACACCGCTGATGGCCGCGGTTACCACTACCTTACAGGAGGGATAAAATTGGGACTTCCGAGTATCAACATCGCTTTTAAGTCTGCGGCTTCCACGGCCATTTCCAGATCCCAGAAAGGGATTGTCGGCATCATCCTGCGGGATGCCGCGGTGAATGGCGCGCATATTCTGACAAAAGCTTCGCAGATCCCGGCAACTTTGGGAGCTACAAACAAAGCGTATATTGCGCAGGCTTTTTTGGGCTATGTGAACCCGCCCAAGAAGGTCATCGTTTACGTGCTGCCGACGACCGCTGAAGATCTGAGTGACGGACTGGACTACATGGCTACGCAGGTCATTGATTACCTCGTAGGCCCTCCGGAGATTACTGCAACGGAGGCGACCGAAATCGTCACTTGGATCGCGGCGCAGCGCGCTGACGGATATACGCCGAAGGCTGTGCTGCCCAATAAGGACGCCGACAACGAGGCGATTATAAACTTCACCACAGATGGGATTAGGGTCGGCTCCACGACCTATGATGCTGAAGATTACTGTGCACGCATCGCCGGGCTGCTCGCAGGTACACCGATCAACATTTCCTGCACCTATGCACCGCTTGCCGAGGTTTCCGATGTGACCAGGTTCACGAAAGATGCCATGGACACCGCGATCGACGACGGCGAGTTCATCATTTTCCATGATGGCGAGAAGGTAAAAGTGGGGCGCGGTGTCAATTCCCTGCAGACAACCACGGCGGACAAGGGTGAGGCCTTCAAGAAAATCAAGATCGTGGAAGCTGTCGATATGATCCGGACGGATATCAGTAAAACCGCCCAGGATACTTACATCGGCAAGTATGCGAACAGTTACGACAATAAGTGCCTGCTGATCTCCGCTATCCGGGATTACTTCCTGGGCCTTGAACGGGATGGGATCCTGGAGCCCGGCACGAGCTCGATCGAGATCGACGTGGACGCACAGGAAAACTACCTGATTGCCCAGGGCGTCGACACCTCGAAGATGACCGCGCAGGAGATAAAGACGGCCAACACCGGCGACCAGGTATTTCTCACGGCGTCGATAAAGATCCTGGATGCCATAGAGGATATCACCCTCGCCATCACGATATAACAGGAGGGCCTTAATGATGGATAGCGCAAAAAGAGTTATGAATGGCACCTGGGGAGAGGTCTGGCTCGACGGAGAATATGTCTCCGAATGCTACGGCCTGCAGGCCAAGGTTTCTATGAACAAAGAGGACGTCGCTGTCTGCCGGCAGATGGCCAAGGACAAAAAGGTGACATCAACCTCCATGACCGGATCCTTGAAGATGTACAAGGTCAATAGCCGCATGGCAATCGCCATTGGCAACCAGATCAAGGCTGGAAGGGATCCGCGTTTCGTGGTCATATCCAAACTGGACGATCCCGACGCATACGGCGCCGAGCGCATTGTCCTGCGGAATGTCTCCTTCGATGACCTGACGCTGGCCGACTGGGAGGCTGCCAGAAACGGCACGATCGAGTCTCCGTTCTCGTTCACCGACTTCGATTTTCTCGACAGCGTGGAGGCGTAAAGCATGGATACAATGGAACTTCTGCTCAGGGCGGAGATCCCGAACCTGCCGGAGCAGGAATATAAGCTGAAACGGCTGTCTCAGTTATGCGGCGCGCCCGTAGTGTTTAAGCTGCGGGCGCTTCCCTATAACCGCGTGGCTGAGATACAGCGAGACCAGAGGGACGATATGAACGTTCATATCGTTTTGGCCGGCGTAGTCGAGCCGAATCTGAAAGACAAGGAGCTCATGGCGCATTATGGGGTTCCGACACCTGCGGAATTGGTCAAGAAGATGCTGCTGCCCGGAGAGATAGAGGATTTGTCCAG